TGGCGTAAAGAATACACACAATAATCTATACATTGAGATAAAATAGAACTTGACATTCTTTCACTATGAACACCAAATTTACCAAATGATTGTACATAAGGATCATAATTTCTTCCTGCACCGCCAGTTTCTTGCATAAATTCTCTCCAGCGCAAATCTACTCCCTTACCTTCTGATAAGGTAACTGTTTGAACTTGATTAGTTTTGAAATTGTTACAACTAAAACCAGTTGTTGGGTAAACACCTAATTTAGTATAACGAGTGCCTATGTAACGTTTAGGAGGAAAACAACCACAATCTACTGGAAACATTTTGCTTATTAAACGAATACCACAAGGATATGTTTTAGTAGTTGTGCCAGCATCTTCGCAATCTGTACAATTTGTTTCGGTAGTTACAGTCAATGGATGAGTTACTACTACTGGAAGTGAGGGCGTTACTTTACCTGCAACAGCTGTTACAGTATCGCAGGTATTTATCATAATTTCATAACAAGTGTCTGAACATTTTTGATATATGCGAACTGTGCCTTGAGTTAGAATAGTGTTTAATTGATTTTCCAATAATTTAATCTGCCCGATAAGCATTTGATTTGCATTGTTAGGATCAGCAATTGTTATTGACGTTGTAACACCATTAATAGTAATACTTTCAAGTGCTTCTAAATATGTTTTTCCACAATTACCATCGATGCAAGGTAATTGAATTGTGTAAACATTTGCAAATAGCCTTTCTGCCACAAACGGCAAATCTTTTTTAATTGTGTTTTTTGAAGGTCCATTATTTGTTGTTTGATTTATTGCATCAACAAATTTACAAACTACTTCATTACAATTATGTTCTGTAGTACACAATTCACATCCACAACAATCTGTTGTAATGTTAAAGGGATATGTTGGGTACATTTCGTCTGCAAAAAATGGCGCAAATTCTGGACTATCTACTTTAACTTGAATACCATATTCTGCTTCACAAGTAGTGCAATCGAACATGAAATCCCAAATCTCAGGGCATTCACCACGAGGTGGTTCTGCAGTTGCAGAATCAAATTTACATTTAACTAATTCTTCGCCGGCCGATTTCCTGATAGTGTCAGCAATACCATCGCCGTTTGTATCAACACCAACGGCAAAATAAACTTTGTTTTTGCTAACAGCTGTACCTAATGCAGTATGATTTGTAGCATCATAAATACCAAGTTGGCCCGGTAAAATATTTATTGAACCATCTGCATTATATAACTTAGTTCCTGCTGTAACTAACGCGTAATTATTTGCCGTAACTAAAATACTTTCTCTGTTTAAATACATTTTTAAATACGATTTATGTTTAATATTTTATTTTGTTTTATTTGAAAATTAATATCATTTATATCAGTGCTTGCAAGTAATACTGCTAAATCCATAATTATATTGGGTTGATCTGCATTATCTAAAAGTAGTGATTGTTGTTTTACATCAGTTCCATCTGGTAATGTGTATTTACCTTCAAAAGAATCTTCTGGATTTCCAAGTCTAGGATGTTTGCTTAAATAAGTTAGTTTAACATCTTTTATTTTAAAATCATTATTTGTATGTCGTTTTTTACTATTTCATAACCAGTTTCTCGCCAATAAAATGAAGGTTTATATTCTGAACTTTCTAAAAAATTATTGATGTCATCAAATTGAATTGGATATGTTTTTATTTTATCTATGCAGCCATCTTTGTTTGCAATTGTTTCTATTCTAACTAAACGATAATAATTTTCAGGAAGTTTTGCTGTGCAAAAATCTTTTTTACAATCTATTGCCAATGGTTTGTTAAATTCCATTAAATTCTTTAAATCGTCAATTCTATTCTGATTGTACTCAACTTCCTTAGCTGTTTCTTTTATAAAGATTGATAAAGCTTCATTTAGATAATCATCTATTTGTGGAACATAAAAATTCACATCTTGTAAACTATCTACTTTGTTAGCTCTGCGTAAAAACCCGTAATGTAAATTTTTAATGTCGTACATTTATTTTTTATCTTTTGCTTTAACAATTGTATTATCAATAGCTATTTCTGCTTTAATTTTGTCATTTAGTTCAGACTCAATATTTTCATAAGTAAACTGATAATCTGCGGATTTTAATTTTTTAATTAAATCAATCAGAGAATTAGCCAACTCGTTTCCTCCATAAAACCATTTATCTCCTTTAACAGTTAATACACCAAGACGTTTAGCATTTGATGCAAACACATGAAGTGCCCTATCTGTTTTATCCATATTAACAAATTGTAAGAATCTTGCTTGATTAGTTTTGTCTCCGCTTTTACCAGTTTTATCTGTAGCTTTTTTATACAGTTCTTTGGCTATAAAATCATTAGTTGTTTCAGGAGTAATCCGTATTTGTGAGTCGTTAAATGCAATAAGAATTTCTCGCATCAATGTTGGTGATAAATACATATCTCCGGGCACAAAATATTTAGCAATTTCTAATTCTTGTTTGAAAATAGTTTCTTCATTTTTACTTTCTATTTCTTCATCAATTATAATCCATTTTGCATTTGGAGTATTTTTAACATCTGTTGTGTTTGAAGCAACTTCAGGATAAGCTTTTAATGCCGCAAGTTTTAATTTGTCAATTGGATTATTAATGTTAAAAGAAAGAACATCATCTTGAATTTTGATTTTTAATTTTGGATGATTAAAGAAAGGGTCTTCTCTGTGGTATAAATCTACTTCAGTAATTATCTTTCCCTCATCTGCACCATCTACATAAGAAAGCTTTGCTTTAAGAGCTAATGATTTTACATCATCATCACTTAATCCATCAAATTTATATTTATGTGCTTGAAAATCCCAAAATATTGGGTAAGTTTTACTTGTTCCGGGAAAGTTTTGATATCCTTTTACATTTTGATCATGCCAAAATTTTGGTTTTATATTTGGTTGAACTCTAATTACGCTCGCCATAATTTGTTTAGTATTGTAAGTTAAAGATTAATTCTCCAGTTAATTTCGGATCTGTAAGCTGAATTCCCATTTGTTTTGAACGATAAATATCAAAATAGTCGCCTGGATAAGACATTGGGAATTGTCCTGAGTTTGGCCCATAAGGAGTATGCGTTCCGCACATGTAACCAAATGTTTCACTACCTTCCCTTTCCATATAAGAAAGATTATCTCCAGATAAACCATCGCCTAAACCTAAGTTTAAGAAAGTAAACCTTTGACTTTCAACTGGAAGTCCAGTATCAGGATTAATTTGTGTGTGAATTTCGGTGTTATCGTATTGTGGGAAATGCACTACGTTCAATGTTCCCCATTGCATATTATAACGAGTGTAGTTGTTACCAAAAGCTAACGAACCACCTTGACTTCTAGCATTTTTTCCTTTTACTTCTTCAATGAAGAATTGAGATGTATCAGAATAGTTGCCGTTTGCAATGTATTTGATTGAATCACTGAACATTTCTATACCAACTTGTCCGGTAAGCATATAAATATCTCGGTTTTCAAATCCTACACGATTAAAGAAAATGCCGCGTAAAAAATCGGTTACAAGACGAATAGAAAATTTATTGTAATATTCAATATTTCCTTCTTCTAAAAGTTCTTGTAAGCCCGGACCTTGATTTACTTTACTACCAGTTTGTTCGTCAATAATACTACGAGTAGAGCGAGAATACATTAGTAAGTATTCTTCTTCCATTTTCCATTCTTGGTCAGCTATCATTTCCGCCCAAGTAGTCCACATATCACCGCCTTTTTTAATTGATTGGTTTCCTTTATCGTAAATCATTGGCGTAATAACAAGTTTGTTTCTTGCAGCATCGCCTGTGATACGATATTTTTTAGCCACATGGCTTAACCAAGAGCGCATGATAAAGTGGGGCAATTCATTAAACATTGTGCTACCTGCTCCTACACGCCCTTCTCCATAAGTAGAGAATAATTTCCTCCATTTAATGCCGGGCTGAACAAATTTTTGAGGTAAAAATAATGTTTTTTCGTCTGTTGCTAACTGTAAAGTGTAAATAAATCCATTACCATCTGGAATTGGATCTTCTTGAACACGGCATTGGAATATTTTTGGACCATCTGGAACGATTACATCACCAATTACATAAAAACCACAGTCTAATTTTATTTTGAATTTGGTTAAATGAATGCCTTTGGTAACGTTTGTAGGTTCATAATCTTCTAATACAAATGCAGGTCTAACTGGTATACCATATAATTTCCATTGCCAGTCGCTAGTTTTAATTTTTACAGTTTTTCCTTTTCCTTTTGTCAAGTCAAGCAATGGCGTAATGCCACGACTTAAACTTTTTACTGTTGCCATGAATTTTACAGCGTCCATACCAATTTCAGTGGGCTTTACATAAGCGTTATATTGCAAATGGTTTTCCTTTGTGTAATTAGCCCAGTTGGTTGTGGATGAATCTTGCCTGTAAATTTCAAACTTTGTTTGTTTAAATTGCATAGTTTGTTTAAATTAATCGAGTTGTTCTTTTTTCTTTATTTGTTGTTATTAGTTTTGATTTTAACGCAGAAACTAAATCATTTTTCTCTTCTCTGTAATTGGTTGGCATTTTATAATTTATAAAATCAAGGTATGCTAAAAACATTTCATATTCTGTTTGTTTTTCTTTTTTGTTAAACATACTTTTTTGGTACCCGGTAACTTTGTATTTATTACCTTCATATTCTATTGTTTCACTTGGGTTAAAATACCAATCTTCAAATTCTTTATTTTTATTTATTTTTACACCAAAAATTTCTTTGCCCCTGACTAAATCTTTCTTCTTTTTTTGTATTTCAAGAAGGATTGCTTGTTCTTCTTCTTTTTTTCGTCTAGATGTTTCTAATTCTTGGGTTATTTTTTCTCTTTGTGCTGCTCTAATTTCTTCTCTGAATTCCTCTACTTCATCTTCAAATTCATCAATTTCTTTGGAATTTTCCATAAGTTTTTTGATTTTTGCATCAGAAAAATTAGTTGTGCTTTTCATATACTGTATGTAGATTTCTTCGTCTGATATAGTATCTACGTTAACTCCATTTGAACTGTTTATATACGTTGAAGGGTCTCCTCCATTGCCTATATATTCAATAAAGTTTAAAATATCATCATTATTTAATGAATACGAATTTACAAAATCTTTTTTTACGCTTTCTAATAGCACTTCCTTAAATTCGTCAGCATTTCCTTTCCAGCCTTCAGGAAAGGCAGCTATTCCGTTTTTTCTAAAATTATCTGCTACTATATCTAATATACCATCATCTTCCTGATGGCTAATTCCATCATCTAAGTCATCACCTAGATTTTCTTCTATGCCTTCATCTAAGTCCTCTTCTTCTTCTTTGTAATCAATATCATCTATTATTTCCTCGTTGATTAAATCAAAAGGAGAGTCTATGTCAATTAAGGGTTGCTGGTTAAATTGTTCCATAATTTTAAGTTAAGTTATTTTTTTGTTGATTTATTTTGTTTCATGGCTTTTATTTTTTCTCTTTCTACAGCCATTTTTTCTCTTTCTATTTGTCTATCTTTTTCTTCAGACATATTGTTTTCAACTAATTCTCTTTCACGAATCCCCATTTCTCTTTCTTTGATGTTTGCTTCATGTGTTTTAAAACCTAATTCAGCATTGAATTTAGCAGCTTCAAAAATATCAGGAACTTGGTTGCTATCTACATCCTCAACACTTGCATATCCAGCAGCTTTTATGTACGCTTCTTTTAATCTAAATTCTCTGTCTAGTTGATTTTGCTCACTTTCCCAGTTCATTTTTGTCTCCGCTAATTCTTTTGCTGCTGCAATCTTATTGTCTTCCATTTGTTTAAGTTGTTGCATTTCAGCTTCTTTTCTTTGCTGCATTTCTTCACCATGTTTTTCTATCAAATTTTTAATTGCTTGAACATTATTAGTAGTTAATATTTCTAATACAGTTCTAAAATCACCGCCTGAATTTTGTATCATAGCTTTTGTTTCTGTTCTTAACAATCTGAGAATATCGTTATCCATACTTGAATTAGATAAAAATATACCAATTTTAGCTAAAGACATTATTTCTGGATCATAAGTAAAAGCAGCTATAGTTAAGTCATCCATGATATAACTAAACTTTTCAGGATTATTTGGCAGTAAATATTTTGTATACTCTATTATTGCTGTGCAAACTTCCTGTTTTAAAATATTGTGTATTATATATTCAGGTTCAGTTATGTGCGCAGATTGAATTAAGCTTTGTTGGTTGTTTCCAACTGTTTCACTTGCGCCCTGAGACCCAAGACGACTTTCATTTGAACCTAATGAACGAATTAAATTTTGTTCTATAAATCTTAATAATTCAACATAAAATGAAACTTCTCGTTGATTAGATAAAGAAATGCTTTTCCAATATTGTGGGTCAGTTCCAAGCCCATCTATATCAGGTTCAATCATGGCAACTTTAGTTACTTTAAGAAAGTGAAACCATTTTTCTGGGCTCCATCCTTTTGGTATATGTTTCTGTACTGCTACCATTACATTTCCTATATTTGTGCCAAGTTCTTCTTCCATACGCATTATCATTACATCGTATAAGAATTGCCATTGCACTGCTCTATCTATTGGAGCTATGTTTTGACCATCAAATTTATTGTATATAATTCCGTAATAGCAATTATATGCTTCATAAGGGTTATCTAAATCCCGGTATTGTCCGGGTAAAGGTTGCATTTTTATATAAATATCTGAATCAATTTTGGTCGCTTCCCAATACTCTGTTATGTATGCTTCTTCTACAGCTAAATCTATTCCTTTAATCATTTTATAAGTTTCGTCAGCAATTATTTCTTTAATTTCTCCAAATTCATCAAGTGTAGTTATAAATAAAATTTTCTTTAAAGTTTTAAAAACTACGTGAGCAACTCTGACTTGACGTTCTAAATTGTATTGAGATGTATTTGGCATATCATCTATCCTGATATAACCTTCGGAAAGTAGTTCTGAATTTCTGGCTGGTAGAAATGGAACATTTCTTGCATTATTCAATATATTTTTAATTTCATCTTCTTTTAAATATTCCTCATACTTTGTTATTACGTCTATAGCAGAAATAAAATCTTCTTTAATTACTGCATCTGCCTTATGAGTAAATATCT